AAAAAGATATTGTCATAGAATTGTTGCCAGTAGTTCCAAAACGCTAGAGAACCTTTACGTCCATCAAGATGTTGATCTGTAATTAAAGCAATCTTCATAACTTACCGCTCACTGTCCCATCGTATCGTGCTGAGTATTTACAGTTTGCCCAGTTAGTAGCGACACCTTCCAAGTGGAATGGCGTTCCCGCCATGACAGATTCCCTCGTACCGCCTGTGACGATTCCCTCGCCATCCTCACCAAAGCTAGACCACGTTCCAAACCGTCTCTTCTCAATGCGGAATTTTCCATAGGGTGTTTCATACCATTCATAATTCATCGGTTCATTCGTGTCTCAATATTTTCTTTGATACTACCCATGTCAGAATACGATGCGTTCATACCTGTCATTGTACCATCGTAAGAATCAGTGTGCATGACTTCATCATGTCCTGATCGTTCTAAAATTTTACTTTTGATCTCTAGTTGCTTTTTCTCTTTCTGGATACGACGCAAGAAAGCGTAGTAGATAATCTGAGTGAAGTAAGCAAACGGGTTCTGGGATTTCTCTGGATTGAAGTTGTCGATATACTGTAGGCAGTTCTCAATACCATCACAGATCATGTCCTCACGGAACATGTAGTTGACAAAGTTTGGTTTGTATGATAGATGTGTAGCAATCTTAAGAAAACACTCACCAATGTAATTAGTAACACGCGGTCGAGGTTTATCTTGTTCTTTTGCTTTAATAACTTTGTCTCGATACTCAGTAATAGCAGCGAGAAACTCCTTGTTATTAACGTAGTATTCGGTTTGCTTTCTTTTTGCCATTACTGTGTATGCCACGGTTTATTTTACATTATCATAATATAAAGTATACCACTCTATGCCGTTCTTGTCAAAGCTTGACAGATCCTCATAAACTCAGTAGAATAACTATGTCAGAGTTCAGAAGGGTTGTAGCTCTTAGCTTTTATTAAATAGATCTTCTAAAGATTTTTTCATTTCTTTTACTGATCCTAAGTATCCAGAATCTCTAGGTAATTTACTTCCTCTTCCCGCTAGAGACTTTCCAGTCTCCATACGAAGAAGAGTTTTTTCATAGAAATCAACAATTTCTCCTTCAATCTCAACCATAGTTAGTACATGATCTCTATTAATAACAAACATATTATCAAATGTAGCAGAGATCCATTCTTTCAAAGCAAAACCTGTTACTTCTAACTGACCTTTTCTTTGTTTAGCATTTTCAACCACTAGTGGTCTCTCTAACATAACTTTGTCTTCTTCAGTAAGATAACATACTTTAGATACTAACTCTTCACCGGATACTAATTTAATAGTTGCATAGAATTCTTCTTCCATATTTAATTTGCTCTAAGGTTTACTTTTATAACCTCATACTTAAAGTTCTCTTCATTGTAAATGTTAACTCTTTCATTCAAATGTCTAAGGGTGTAATTCTGACCGCCAATGTCATCAGCGATATCGTATAAGGTTGCTATATCTTTTCCTTCGCCTTTCCTGAGGACACGTCCGATGGACTGGAGGTTGCGAATGCGCGACTTACTTGGGGAAGCAAAAATAATGTTGTGTAATCGTTTGATGTTAATACCAGTAGAGAATGTGCCGTAAGAAGCAATGATTACAGCATTGTTCTCGGTTTCAGTAAGTTGTCGGACTTGTTCTCTATCTTCTACATCAGTACCACCATGAACAAAAAATACTTTTCGTTCGGGGTCTATGGTGCTATTTATCAATTCTAAAAGTGGTTCACCATGCTTCTCGATATAGTTAAACAACACAAGAGTGTTTCCTTCAATATCTTTTACTAAATTTTTGATGAGGTTATTTCTACCGCGATGCTCTACTAGGTAATCAATCTCCTCGTGATATGATTCAAAGTGTTGCGGAGCATGTTTACAAAGTAGGATTTTAATTCTAAATTTAGAAAGATAACCTTCCTTAATTAAACTGTCTGTTTTAGTAACTTGTTCACAATCACCAAACAATCCTTCCAACACCCACTTATGAGTTTTACTCCCGTCTAGGGTTCCAGTAAAACCAAACCTATACTTGGCATTGTGTAGTTTAGTCATGATTCCCGTGAGGGACTTCGACTTAAATAGGTGTGCCTCATCACCGATAACACAATCAATATCATCAAAGTATCTTTTTGGGAACTTGTAGATGGATTGCCAGGTTGATATAATAATTGGTTTATCCGTATTCTTATCCTTGCCGGAATATATCTTATGCACATGATCGTCAGCATTCCATCCGTAGTCATTAAAGTCATTGACCATTTGTTCTACCAGGGACGTAGTAGGAACGATGATCAGCGTCTTCTTGTTGGTGGCAGTATAGTATCTCACGAGGGAATAGATCATCAAACTTTTTCCACTGCCCGTAGGAGAAAGTAAGAGTTTTCTATTATTTTTAATTGCTTCATAAACCGCACGATACTGATACACCCTTGGTTTGATTTCAGATCGTGTAATTTTATTCATAAATGTTTCAATGCCTTGATATGAAACAAAGTCATTAGTTTCTCTGACTTCTCCATACCAGTCATTCATTTCATATTCAACTTTATATTGTCGTTCGTCAGCCCACACTTGCAGGTGCTTCATCAGACCACCATAAAGGTCGCCTGTACCAGGAGAGTACAGACGAATAGTTCCATCCCAGTATTTGTATCTGGGGTTCTTCTTCAGGAACTTTGCTTCGGGAACTTCAAACGAAAAGTAATCTGAGAGCTCCTGATGTACATGTGGCTCAGCAGATTGAATTGTAACGTATACTTCGTTTTTCTTTTTAATACTGAGGGTAGTCATCATTGTCCATTAACGAATTTCTCCCACTCAATGGCACTCTTGACCTGGAAACCTCTATTAGAAATTTGACGCATGACTTGATCCAACCAGTAAAGCATCTGGTCTAAGTATTTGATCTTTGCCTCAAGGTTGATGATCTCCTCATCTGCCTCAAGGTAAGTTCTCATTTTCTCTGAAGTCTTAATGCTTGATCCGAATGGTTTAGCAGCATAGGTCTTAGCATCTGCTTCGCCTGAGTAATACTCACGCTTATTTTTTACCAGTTTGCGGGTCTCAAATTCCAGCGAGGTTTTGATCTGCTGAATGTCAGTGTAATGGTTTAAGTATTTATTGTGTTGGAAAGGGATCGATAATGCGAGTTGTCCTAGATCCGTGGTATACTGTTTGTTCTTAAATTGAAAGTCAACTGCTGAATCTTCTGTCCAGTCTTCTCTCAGTTTGTCAAATTTATTACGAAGAGTTTCAAAATTCATAGAGTTCTAAATTGATTATCACGAATAAAAAATTGTTGATGCTTAAATGTAACTTCAGCAGTAATGTATTCTATATCTGTTATTGTAGCATCAAATTGTAAACTCGACAAACTGACAGGGAAGATATCTCTATAGTCTACAACAAATGCTGGATTGTATTGTGAGGTGACAATGTTGAGTTGTCCGTTGGTATAAATCTCTGACTCTTTTGTTGTGCGCTGCATTTGATCTGCGTTGCCATTGTCTCTAATCCATTTGTAAATGCTATTGTAATTTACAAGATCTTCATCAACAATAAAACGCACAGAAAAATCCCCGAACGTTACACCACCGCTAGGAATGATAGGCAAGTTTCTAAAAGGACTTGCTACTTCCGTAACTGGCATTGAAACGTCGGGGATATTTGCTGTCTGGCAAAAAAAGTCTACACCTTCAAATTTTTCTAATTTGAGGAGATAACCAATAGGGTTCAGGAAATTTCTATTAGTAGGTTGTTCCTTATACCATTCAGCAGACATGTCAACTTCCCAAGCTGATACTATTTATCCTCGTTATACCAGAAGTCTTCCCAGTCTTTTTGTGAGTCGGTTACGTCTTCCCATGTGGGTTGATCTTCACCAGTTGTCTGTGTCTTCATCTTCATAATCCCAAATTTCGTATGGACCGTGTTGCATATTTTTTAGTTCTTCTGTCTTAGCACGATATGATGTTGCTTCTGATATCCAGACAGCAAGTTTCATTACAATAAAAATTATTGCCAATGGCGACAGACAAAACAATAATACTAATGATGGATTCATTGACTATATTCGTTTATAATATCTAATACCTTATCTAGTGAATCATGAGCTCCGTCATACCATTGACCTGTCATACCTGAATTGGTTTCTTTATTGTATAACTCAGTTTTTAATTTATATACTTTGGCAAGCATATCTGTTTTATGTAAACTACCACGAGGCATGACGATACGGAATAACTGCTACTATTTAAGCACAAAAAAAGGGACGCCGCAGCGTCCCTGTGTTGATTTCGTAATAACCGATATCAGGCGAGGTTCGCAACGCGAACACGTCTGTAGTACTGGTTCTTAGAAGCAGTAAGTGCTTCAGCATCAGGAGTTCCTGCAGAAGACTCAACGAAAGGATTGCTGACCATGCCGTAGCGGGTCTTGAAACCAATCTTAGGTTGGAAGGTCTGAGGATCGATGCTGCGTAGCATCTGGAGGGGAACGTAGGGGCAGTAGAATAGTCCTGCGTCATAAGGGGAAGAACCCTTATAACCAACTACGTAGTAGTGGGTGTTAGAAACGTTAGCAGAGTAAGGATCAACATAGACCTTAATGCGACCGTTCATGGTGCCGACTAGAAGGTTTCCGGTGTCATCAACATCACCGATGGAAGGACCACCAGCACCAGTTAGACCTGAGGAATAGTCGAGTGTGCCAGACATGGCAAGAGCAGAAGCAACGTCAGCAGAAGTGACGATGAAGTTGCCCTTTCCTCTACGAGTCTCTTGTGCGATAGCGTTAGCATCGCGCTCGATTTGGAACATAAGTCCTTTGAACTTCTCAACCGACCAACGACCGTTGCTGTCAACGTCGAGATCAAATACACCAGCGTTAGCAACGTTGTTCTGAGCACCAGGCTTAGCAACGGTGTAAACGGTACGAACAACCTCACGGTTGATCTCAGCAAGGATTTCGCTAGACAATAGGTTAGCGAGTTCCTGCTCTGCATCAAGACCGTGGATTGCCTTAAGGTCTTGTGCCAATTCTAGAGTGTACTCAGCGCGAAGAGCTCTGGTCTTAGCAGTGACCGCAGTCTTCTCGATGCTGAAGTCCATTTCGTTGAACAAGGTCGAACCCGATCCAAGAACTTCTGCTGTCTCTCTAGCAATGTTGCCTGCTTGGCGCTCGTAGTTAGCAGCAGTTGTGCCGCCGCCTGTGGCGTCGTTAAGCAGACCAGGGTTAGCATCAGTCGTGCCGCCATCGCCAAGAGGAGATACGGGATCGTTGTATGCTGCAGGACCCTGAGTGTTTCCAGAGAAGTTGGTGTCGGGCTCGTTGTAGAGTGCCTCATCACCAGATCTGCTGTTGTAGTGGCTCTTCATTGCGAAGATAAGTCCAGTAGGACCGCTCATGGGTTGAACGCCACAGATGTCGTATGCAACCAAGTTAGGTGCTGCACGACGGATAAGGTTGATCATTACAGGATCGAAACCTGCAAGTCCACCAGTCTTGGTTGTTAGACCAGAACCACCTAGTGCTTGTCCACCAGCTGCGCTGATAGCTCCAACAGTACTAGCTTCGTTCATCATACCACGCTCTTCGCGTAGTTGATTTTCTGTGTTTTCTAACAGAACAGCGGTAACAGCCTTTCTATAGTTGTCTTTGATGGCACCAGCGCCTTCATGACTTAGAACAGGAGACCACTTTTCGGTTAGAGCTTTTGAATTAAACATTTGTTTGCTCTTGTTTGAAAAATGTGGGGTTTATTATTAGGACCAGCGATCAAGTGCTTTCAGATACTGCGCCATTACTGGGTTAGAATCATCTACACCTTC